AGCGTCACGCAGGGATGGGTGCTGTCGCCGCAGTCCTGCGCGTAGACGTTTTGGAGGTGCGAATCGTAGAGCGACGTCAGTGCCAGCACCGTCCCGGTGGTGTTCTGCACGACGACGTCGCGCAGCGTGCAGAGTGTCCCGCTGGTCCACGCCACCGCCGGGCCCGCGCCGCCGTTGCCGTCGACCGTCAGATCCGACAGCTCGGAATACCATTCCGTCGACAGATGCGACCAGGTCGCCGTGATGACCGTGCCGCCGCTCAGCGCTTTCAGGATCGTCTTGCCGCGCCCCGCCCCGATCCAGCGGGTATGCGTACTCGCCGCCCACGTCTGCAGACTCGTCAGGTACGTCCCCGGCGGGAAATAGAGCACCGCCGCCGCCGCCGCCGCCGCGAGATCGGCGGTCGCAATGGCCGCCGTGTCATCCGTCACCCCGTCCCCGATTGCGCCGTAGTCCGTGACACTGAACCACGACAGCGCCGAGGGGACGGGCGTCGGCACGCCCCCGGTCAGATGCAACCGGCCGAGCAGATCATCAATCCCCGGCATCAGTTCCCGTACAACTCGACGATGACATGCACCGACGTCGAGGTCAGTGTCTTGAGCCGCGGCATCACCCAGGCCAACGGCGCGATACTCGACTGCACCACCGCCAGGGCGTTGCTCGACAGCGTCCCGCTACTGAGGATCGCCGAGGGCCCGGTCTCCGTCCGCGCCGTGAGGATCTGAAAGGAACACGACGCATTGAGACTGGCTTCGACGTAGAAGCTGGTGAACCGCGTCACCCCCCCGACAAAAAACCGCGTCCCGGTGCCGGTCGTGCCGAGCGACGCGCCGCCTTCGCCCGCCGCGGCGGCCGTCACCGGGTTGCCAAAGATCCACTTGTTGCGGGCTTCGATATTGACGCCGCCGCCGCCCATGACTAGCCGCCCTCACTACGCGTCGAACTGATGAAGCGGATGTAGCCCCGCAGCTCCCCGCGCAAGCTGCCCATCGCCACCGCCGTATCGCCGCCCGCGGCGACAAAGGTGATGGTGGACCCGGCCGCGATCAGCCGGCCTTCGTATTCGCCCGGGGTCGGCGTCACCGTCACCATCGCGACCGTGTTGGTGTTCTGAAAGATCAGCGGGGTATGGAGCGTCGACCCGTTGGCCTTGAACTGGACGTTGGCCACGCTCGACGCGGCCGCGGCGCCGGTCGACGAGGTCGAGCACTGGGCAAGGACTTCGGTCACGTACCACTCTTCATAGGTCGGGACGCGGGTCATCGCGACGGTTTGCGTCGCCCCCCCGGAGGAGACGACGAGGACGAACGGATTCCACAACGCGGATTTGGCCCCGTAGACGGGCCCGGCATACGCAGTTTTACCCATCAGAGACTCCTTTGTTGCCTCAGCACGCGTCGGCGCCTAGGCTGAGGCGCCACATCCCGGCCGTGACGGGACACGCCGACGCGTCGGAACGGACGGCTACTCCTTGTGCGTCGTCGGTCGTTTCGGCACATGCCGCGGGACGACCGGGGAAACGGGCGCGGGCGGCGGAGTGGCCGCGGCGTGTTCGGCCGCTGCGCGTTCCGCCGCCTCGCGCGCTTCTTGCTCGTGTTTTCTGACGCCGTCTCCCATCGCTATGCCCCTGGCGAACCAAATGTACCTTGCCAAGCCCAGGCCCCGACACTGAAGCGATGCCGCACGGTGAAGATCCGGTTCTTCGTCCGCGGATCCTTCTCCATCGGGTCCAGACTGATCGGCACCCGGCGGTAGAACGTCAGCGCATGATTCGCCTTGTTCCCCGCCACCAGGAACCACGCATCCGCATCGGTCAACCGCGGATTCACCACGATCGACCACGTGCGGCGCGACTTGATCGGGTTGCGGTCATTGTCCGCACTCCCCGGCAAGCCGACCGAGTTGATCAAGCGATCCGCCAGGAACTCGAGTTGCGGCGGAATGTAGAGCGTCCAATTGGTCACCGGCATCGCCAGATGTCCGGCTTCGTCCTTCTGGTCGGTCTGCAGATCGACCATCGCCTGGGTGAGGGAGGTCGCCGAGAGATCCGCCGCGGTGGCGAGCGTGTTGCGCGCCGTGCCGCCGCCCTTGAGGATGTGCGCCGCGTTGAACAGCGACACCCCGTCGGGCGTCAGTTCGGTCGTGAACCCGTTGTTGAACGGATTGGCCGCCCGGCCCTCTTCGACGTAGCGCGCACTGAACGCGAGCCAGTCGCCCGCGCGGTTGAGGATGTTCTCGCTGTCATCCTCCAAGGCGGTCTGCGTGACTTCAAAGCCCAGCCCGTTTTCGGTGTGGGTGAAGTCTTTGGTGTTCCCCTGCCGCAAGGTGTCCATCACGAACGGTTCGCCTTCCGGCTTGGGCTGGGTATCGCCGAACGGGACGTACGTCACGACGCGCTCGAATTTGCGGTCGGACGTTTTGATGTTGTAGATCTCCGTGTAGATGCGGGCGAGTTCCTTGAGGCGATCTTTCATGATCGCGTACAAGGTCTTGTCCACATTGTCGTACAACGCATCGAAGAGGCCGCGCGTTTGCGCCATGATTCACTCCCTGCTGAAAAGCTCCGCGCTGTGGTTCTCGCGGTGGAGCGAACCGATTACCGATAAAAGGCCAAGAAGCCCGAACTGGTGTTGAACCGGAACGTCACCGCCCCGCCCGAATCGCCGGGCGCGTCAATCAAGCCGGTGATGATCACGCAGTTGGCCGGGGTCGCGAGCGACGACACGTTGAGACTCACCAAGTCGATGTTGAGCGTCGAATCGCGCGTCAGTTCTTTGATCGTCCCGACAATCGAGGACGTGATCACCCCGCGCCGGGTCCACGCCTTGAACTCGACGTTGGGGTTGGCTTCCCAGATCGCGATGATCGGCATCGCGCCGGGGGTCGAGCTGTTGATCGCGCCGCCCGCATTCGGCGACAGGTTGGCGGAGGGATTCTCGGCCGCCACGCCGACAATCTGCCCCGCGCCCGGATTGAGCGTGTTGGACGACACCGCGATCTTGACGACGTTCTGCAGAAACGCGGTCGACGCCGCTTGATCGAGGCCGACGACACTCCCGACGAAGATGACGTTGGACGTCAACCCGGTCGAGATCGGCATGTGCTTGATGGGAAAGGCCCCCCAGGGGGAGCGATGCGGGCGCATGGTATTGCCCGCCGAGAGGACAAAGTCCGTCATGGACGACTCCCACGGCGTACGGAGTTCTGCCCGTACGCGGTTGAATAAGTTGAAGTTGTGGGAGGTCAGGGAATGGCACGCGATGGCTGCTGATCTCTCGACCAGCCATCGTGGTCCGACACCCACTCGTAACGCAGTGGAGGCCTGCGAGCGCCTTTAGGACCGGCAGCGCTAAGCCAGATTGAGCCGTGCAGAGACGAGCCGGGACCGAAGGCTGGCAGGCTCATGTTGCCCCGCGATCCCCGGATCTTCAGCTTACGCCGACTGGCGCAGGAGTCAAGGATAGATTCGCCGCTGGCGGCACGGGGACCAGTTCCACCTTCGGCAACACGCTGGAGGTCATCGCCAACTCCGCGATCCGGAACACCTGACACGGCACCTGCGTTTGAATCGAAATCAGATCCGCCAGATGCTTATGCGTCACCGCCGTTCCGCCCCAGTCGGTATAGAAGCTCACCGACGGGCGGCCCAACATCAACGCGAGTTGCGCGAAGCCGCCGTACGTGCCCACGAAGCCAATGGCTCTGGCGACCACCGCACTCTGGATCGCCAGGTGCGTTTCGGGGCGCAAGGGGATCAGGTCGCGGAGTCGGGTGACATTCGCGGGCAACGGCCCCGCCGCCCCCAGGTCGACGTGGTCATCGAGGAAGAGATCCGTATCGAGCAGGATCACGGGCGTGTGCTGCGCGAGGGTTTCGATCGTCGCCTGCAAGAGTTGCCGTGCCTGCTTGTGATGGGCGGGAAAGGTCAAGTCCCGCGCGTAGAAGCGCACCGCCACGAACAGCTCGGGGAGTTGGAGACTATCCGGCAACGCGGGCGCGGGGAGCATCTGATAGACCGCGCGTTGATTGAGCCACGCGAAGCCCCGCGCGCCGGTCCAGTAGGGCGCGAGCAGGTGATACATCCACGCCGGATGGAGGACATGGTACTTGGTCAGCTTGAGCCGCGCGGCCGCGTCTTTCAACACTGCTCGATCCCACGGCGTCACCGTCTGCTGCTTGTGCAATCCGGTCAGCGCCGCCTGCGTCCGGTTCTCGACCCGCACCTGCTGCGGCGTCCGCAACGCGTAGAGCTCCATCCCCGTCGGCGTGCCATACCAACAGGCCGCGCCGCCCCGGCTGATCGGGATCAGGCGGTCTTTCGGAATCCCGAGGGCCGTCAAGGTGTTGAGGAACGGGATCCAGTAGAGCGCTTCAAAGCCGATTTCGCCGTGCCAGGGCCCCACGAGAATCGGATGGTCCGTGCGCTTGAGAAATTCGACGTACGCCCGCCAGGCCCACGGGCGCCAGCTGCCGCGATGGTCCGGGAGCTTGGTCAGGCGCATGTGGGAATCGGCGGCAGCGTCACGACTTCATCGCGCACCAGTTCTTCGGCGCGATGCCAATCGGCCATCGTGTTCAGATCAAAGCCTTCGTATCCCCTCGTGACAAACGGAATGACATTGAGGCCACTGATCGTGTCGGTCTCTTCCACGACACGGGTCCACGCCATTTCCAGACTCGCGTTCTGCACATAGACGGGGGGGTGCGTCTGTGTCGGCATGGAATGCCACGGCGGAGTCCGATCAACCGGCAACAGCGGCGCGATCTGAGTCTCGGCGAGCCGCCACATTTTGTATGGGGAGGGTCCGTACCAGCGCTCGACCGCGCGCAACGAGTCACAGAACGTCGCCACAAACTGCGCCCACGCGCGTTGAATCGTCGCGGCCGTCCGAAAGGGTGACGTCGGGCGCAGAATCGCGAAGGCGTCGGTCGTACGAGAGCGCATCGCGTCACGCACCCACACAATGTCCGGCTGATCGTCGGCCACCGGGTAGCGGTGCATCACGCTGGTCCCGCTCTGCTGCGCGACGCCGATAGCCTGGACGTCATCTGTACAGACGACGATCTCGGCAAAGATCCCGCTCTGCTGCGCGGCCGCGATCGTATACGCGATCAGCGGGTGCCCCGCGAGCAACTTCGTGTTCTTCCCTGGAATCCGTTTCGAGCCCGCCCGCGCCGGAATCAACGCAACGATCGTCACGCCGGCACCCGATCGTCAAACACCGGCAGCCCGACTTCCAGAAACGTACACTGGGTCTCCGCAATCACCTGATGCACCGCTCCGACGGGGACATGGTACGCCTCGCCTTGCCGCATCGGCGCCTCTTGAATCACGCCGTCGTCCGTCTTCCAGCGCACCGTCGCCGTGCCGCTCAAGAGATAGAAACTTTCGTCCTTCCGGACGTGCGACTGCAGCGCCCCGCGGGTGCCGGCGCCCATGAACAGCACCTTGCCCATATACGTGTCCGTCTGCGCGATCACCAACTCGGTGCCCCACGGCTTGCCCGGAATCTCATACGGCTCGAACTTCTCAATGACAGGCATGTATCACCAATTCGCGCGAATCGTGGCAGCCAAGCGTTGCGTGTGCGCTGCGTCGATGCGCTCCACGTCATCGACACGATCCGCCAACTTCAGCGCCGCCAAGAGATGCGGCTGATCCGTGTGATAAGCGCACCCGAAACACAACACGTCTTTCGACGCCAAGTCCAATCGACAACTCGGTGTCTGCTCCTCGTGTCT